CGGTAGGCGGTCAGTTTCGCTGACGCGAACACGCCGGCGAATGTACCGATTGCACTGCCTCCCAGGCCGATCAGAGCCACCATTACATCTGTAGGCATATGTAAGCCCTCCTGTCAGTTATTCATGCTCGCAGTCCTTGTGCCCCGGACCTCCCGGTACATGCCCTGGCCTAAACTGCTTATGATCCGGGCTGTAATCTCCCTCATACGGCGTGTCTGCAATCACTGGCTGCCGGCCGGGATCCTCTTTTCCTGTTGCTGGTCCATAGGATACGGGTGTCTTGTAGTTCATGTCTGGCTTGTTCATGGTGTGTCCTCCTTATACGGTTGGTGTTTCTGGGTTTTCGGGTTCTGGTGTCAGCTCTACTGGCGGAGCGTACACGCCCTCGGCCAGCAAGGCAAGTTCGGTCATCTGCTCCGCATCGATCATATCAAACGCGAAATATACGCCCAGCTTGTCCGTGGCCTCCTCTTTGGTTACATAATACCTTTTTGTGATAAGGCTGCTCATCAACGTGTAAATCACTATGTTACTCATAATCTCATACCTCCTGTAAAAGTTTGGTTGTCTGGTTATCTACAATAGCCGCCTGCGTCGCTGTCGGCAGGGCTGCTACTATTGCTGCTATCTGGTTGTCAGTGTACTCTTTGGCCTCCTCCTGGCACTGCTCCAGCGCCTTGTGGGTGTCCTTGACGTAATCCAGAGTCACCGTAGGGGCCGGGCCGCCCGCAGTGATCGTCAAGTGCGTTGTGCCTGCGTAGGTCGTCAGCTCGTTGAGGGCCTGCTGGGTGGCGGAGGGAAGGGGCGTCCAGGTGGGGACGGCAAGGGGATAGAGGGTGATTGCATCGGCTATAAATTCCCTAAATGCTTCGATCGTTTCGAAATCAGGGTTAAGCGTGCGAATAAAAATTTTTCCCACTTCATCTGTCGCCACATAATCGCCAATAGCGTTAAAGCTAGCACCCTTTGGACGTCTTGTATATTTAGAGCATATAACCATGCAATTTAATTTTTCGATCATATCTGTTGCATCATATACAAACCTATGTCCGGCGCTTCCTGATGCTACATTTAGCTTCCTCCATTGCCCGTTATCCACCACACCAATATACCGCTCAATCCCCCATTCCCCATCTTTGCACGCGATCCTGTCCCGGCACTCTCCGGTCCCATGTAATGGTTCTGTCAAAGTGACGGGGGCAGTTTGGCGGTCTTTGTACGGCTCCCATGGGAGCGGGGTGTCTCCGGCGTTAATCATGATATCCTTATATATTACATAATCATTTACGACGGCCGCGTCACCGATATCGGCATACAACAACAATGCCAATTTTGTAGCCATATCATTTTGAGGATCCTCTATTGTAATTGTAGTGGGAGATTTATTTACATACACCACATAGGATAATACGGATCCATTAATGTCTATCCAATACAATCGGATACCGGGTGTCAAACCGCTTTTACTCGGTATGATACTGCCGTACGATATTGTTAATGTCTTGCCAACAATATTACTTTTATCGTCCACAATAAATCCTGCATATTTTCCGCCATTAGCTCTTGTGTAAGTAATCTTAATGGCTCTTTTGTCCGTGATATCAGCTTCTGCACCTGTCCCCCGTAACGTCACAAGAGATTTGTAAAACATCTGCGCCCCTGTCACCACCAGCTCCAACGTCTGCGGATACTCCACCGACGGGCTCGGCTTGCCTCCGGTGTACGGCTCCCATGGTAAGGCTATGTCGCCTGTGTTGAGCATAGGTTTAAGTGCAACTACTTCCGATGGTATCACCGTTCCCTCCGCACCATCTTTGGCAATAAATCTAATTCTGATATATGCAGTCCCCTCTGTGACAGTAAATTTTCCGTTAGTTGGTTTAATTGACAAACTACTTTGTATTACTTTCTCTTGATTGAAATACATAACGTAATTTAAATATGACTTTAGTCCATCACCGCTTAGCACATAATCTCCGGGCTTAACTGGTATATAATCACTACGCACAAAATTAGAAGCATTATTCGTTGCTCCTGTATCCGCATTAATTCCGCCCTGTACAATCGTGTCAGCATTTAACATCTGCTTCCCCGTGCTCACCGTCCCCACGCTGATAATGTCCTGCGGGTAGTCCGGGCTGGGAGAGGGAGCGGCTCCGGTGTAGGGTTCCCAGGGGAGGGCGGTGTCTCCGGCGTTAAGCATGGGATAACAAACACTATCGGCGGTTACTCCTGATAATACTTTTATTTCTGCACGCGCCCATACATCATGGTCAATTGTAACGGTCGCGCTAGTAACATGGCCTACCTTTGCCAGCTCACCAACAAATTGACCACCCTGTGCACTTATTTCAACAAGCTGAAAATACATTTTACCAACGACCAAACCGGATAATCCCGACAGTGTATACTGCCCCGCCTGAAGCAGGATTTCCGCAACCGTAAATGTAATAGCGGCTGTTGCGGTTCCCGTTATGGAAATTCCACCGTCCGTCTGTGTTTTCACAGTGATACCGTTTTTAGTATCGTTGAATTGAGGCTGCGGTAACAACTGCGCTCCCGTCGTCACCACCTGCTCACTCTTACCCACCACGTCAAGCCCCAGCACCGGCGCCGTCCACGCGTCCTCTACGGTTACACTGCCCTCTCCCGTCACGGTCTCTGTAAGGGCGTTGGCGTACTTGCTGTCAGACTCCCGTTTTGAGTAACCGGCGAAGGCCGCCTTCTGCGCCTCGACGTAATCCGTGACCTCCTGCTGAGTCTGCGCCGCAGCTGTCTCACTCGCCTTACTGTTGGTCTCGCTGACTTTGGCTGCAGCAGCCGCATTGACCGCTACCTGTATGCTATCCGCTGCGTCATTTGCACGCTGGGCCGCATCTCTGGCAGAGTTTCCCTGCTCCGTGGCGTACTGCGCGGCGATATCGGCGGCATCTGTAGATATCTGCACCTGCCGGAGCGCGCCCTGAAGGGACTGGAAATCGTCTGAGGACTCAATCCGGGCCTGATCCATTACAGCCTCATAGACCACGACCGGGAACGACTGAGACTTAATATCCCCATCTGATCCCAGAAAGTACAGCTCGCCCAACTGCGTACCTGTTACAGCCGTCATCTGCTCGGTGATCGGCGCAAGTACTGTATGCTCGTCCTCCCGCGTGCAGGTCGCGTCTGCCAGAGTGCCGTCTGTCTTTCGGACATTGATGTATATCTGCGCCCCGAAGGGGATTGTCCACGGCTCGCCACCCATCTTAAGCGTGATCCGCGCCAGCCGGCTGTTGGTGTCGTACTGCTTGACTCTCAGCGGCTCCTTTTTGGTATCTGCCGCCATATCAAGCGTATAGTTTTGGATTGTACCGTCCACGTTATCCCTCCTCTGTCACTGCCCGTAAGACCTCATATTTCTCGGCGTCGGTCAGGTTCCGGTATCCCTTTAAAATTTCCTCGATGTCCTCGCCGCGCCTGATCTTAAGCGCGTAGATAATTATATTTTTCGCCGCCGTACTAAGCATGGTACGCACCTCCAATCACATCAGCCAGGATCAGGGACATATCGTCGATCATAGCGCGCAGCTCTTTGACTTCTTCCTGCAAATTTACTCCCTCGCCGTCATACTGATAGACCGGCTGCGGATTGCCTGGATTACTCACATCAATGCTGGTGATCGTGGCACCGTCCGGGATTGTGACCACCAGACCGAGGACTCCGGCGGGGACCGTGTCCTGCCCGTGGATCACCGACCAGATTGTGCCGGCGGTGTCGTAGATGATTAATGATTTCATAAGTTTTCTTCCTTTCTTGTCAGTTATGACGCCCAAATGCGATATACAGCGCCACGCCAACTCGCAAATTCAAAGCCAAAGAACGAGTTGATAGCCATTGTATTAAGGGCGATCGATACGGTTTGTGTTACATTTAATGTATCGTCAAGTCCGACTTTGGCATATGTGACTTTATTGTTGAGGTCTCTAATCGAAATATAAGAGTTGGAAAGTTTAGCTGTTTTGTGTATTTCAAAATTAACTCTTGTGTACCTGGTGAAGTCAAACGGCGCTTGCATTCCACCATAGTTAGTAACGAATGTAAGTTGTCCGCTATCAAAGTTCGGGAGATCGTACCCCTCGTATTTCGAGAATCCGACTATGTTATTACCTCTTACATACAAATCCGTCGGCATTGGTACATATCCCTCGAACGTCCCGTCCACGTAGTTGCCGCCAATCCAGTAACGGTACCCCTTCTTGATTACGTTCGCCGGCGGGGGTGGTACAGCCGCTATTACCACGTTGCCGGTCATACGCTTCCATGCGCTCCATATTGTCTGTGCGTAAGTCTGCGGCGTGATCGTCGCCCCCGCCATGGACTGGATCTTGCCCTGTTTCCCCAGCACAGTAAGGCTGTCCAGCATATAATCCGGGTTAAGCCCGATCGTGGCCGCTACATCGTCTCGGCTCATGTATACCCATGACTTCCCGGAACCGTCCTGCACCCAGTAACCGGCCCCCATGTAATAATACAGGCCACTGTCGTTTAGTCCGCAGGATATACCTTTTGTCCCGGATATGTATTCCGGCATCGTCCCCGTAAACTCCACGCCGCTGTCATTTGTTGCTGTCTTTCCATTCCGGACGTCCGCAGGCTGCGCGTTCCCGGATCCCAGTACAATCTTTTTGATATTCTCCGCCATCTTCGCAAATGTATCTGTCGCCGCCGTTGCTACTCTCTTTGCAGTGATGGCTGCGGCAACAAGGGCTTTTCCATCACTGACAGATTTTTTTACTTCGTTGATCTCCGTCCCGATCTCATTCAGTTCCTTCGCCCCGAAGCTGTCCCCCTTCTGGGTATATACCGTCTCATCAACCGGCGTTACCGTGCCGTCGCTGTTCTCGGTCAGCCGGATCTTGCGCTGGGTGAAGATATCGTCTTTCCAGTCTGTTTTCAAAGTCTTAAACCTCCTAATCTAAAAGATAACCGCCGCTTGCCGTCTGCCTGGCCTTGTAGGTTGTTGTGGATCAGCTTGCAGGCGGATTCCAGGCGGTTTAGTTCCTGCCAGTCGATGGTGGGGACGTTACCGTAATACGTCCGGCGCTGACCTGTCGCGAAGGGATAGGTATGGTTCCGGATTGTCTCCAGATTCTCCTCCAAGCGGTTAATCTCGGACGGATAAGGCCAGAGGCTATACTTGTCTTTGTCTGGATCCACAGTGATGTTAAACTCCCAGTACAACTGCCCCGCCAGATCCCGCAGATACGCCAGGTTGTTTTTAATCCGGTTGTAGTCTACGTAATTGATCCGGTCAGTCTTGACCCAATTGGTTTTAGGTGTTACCCACGCCATTAACAGCCCTCCTTGCTTTCACGGTACCGGATACGGCGCCGCCATCGTAATTGATCGTATGCTCCCCAATGTTGACCTGGAGCTTATCCACATATTGGTTCTGGAGGAATACGATATCCCCGGGATCCAGCCGGAAATCTCCACGATAACTGATCTCATAGTTGATATTGTTGTTGAGATAATTACCGATCCACTCCGCTACCAGCTGCGCGTGAGCTGCATCGGAGATAAGAGGATTGGTCCAGGTCTTACTCTGGCCGGACGGGTTAAGTCTCAGCGCATAGTCAGACGGTGTCTGGAGGTATTCGCAGCCGGTGATTATCAGCTCCACGGATCCGGTAATGCTGCTTATATCCACGATCACCTCATAGGCCGTAGACTCTACGATCGTACCAACATTGACAGCATACCCGTGGCTTGCATTAAGCATTGTAGCCACATACCGGCCGCCTCCAGGGACTATGTCCTTAAACAGCTCCTTGCGGTCTGATCCTTCATAGTAGTTGACCATCTGCACCCGGAGATCCTTATACCTATCGACCTGGATACCTGTAGGCGGTTTCCGCATGTTGTGATAGTTAAGTTCATAGTCGCTCACGTCCCCGAACTTAACATAATTGACGATCACATCGTTGTTGGGGTGCGCCTGCGTAAACTCAAAAACTATGGTGTCAAACTCCGGAAACTCATGCTCCACTACCATCTTGCTACCGGTTATCTCCTGCGTGTAACTCTCCTGCAGGACATCAGCCTTGTAGGTATGGATCACCATCTCCACCGGGTGATTGCCTCCAAACTCCATGGACAGGCCGTAGTACTTCATGGCCGCTTCCAGTCGGATTGACAGCTTTGGAGGATCCGTGAATCTCCCGTCAGCTCCGGCCACCTGGCGACTCACGAAGCCAGTATTTAAGTAGTTGCCTCCGTCCTCCGGCAGAAAATACATGCTGCCATCTGCCGCCCAGTAATCCTGTGTATACCTGGCATAATCGTACTTAACGCTCGGCAGCACAACTTCTTTGAGGTGTGAGTACTCCATGGCATCGTCAGACGTTACCGTCATACGCTCCGGAGAGATCACCGTGGCGAATGCTGCCTTAATCCGGATCATGCCCTGTCGGTCCTGGTACAATATGCAGCGGCCTGCGTTGGCGATAATCTGTAGGGCCTCCGCATGGGTGACGGCCGGCATGGGATTAACCACCTGTACTTGACGCAGATAATCGTCCAGTACGTAATCCCGAGGATCCACGTCTGCGTCCGCAAGCACATCGACGGCCAGGTCATGCAACGTTGTGGCGCCATGCTTCCCCCGATAATATGTCCCGTTAAGATTGGCGATGGCATCACGCGCTCCGAAGCTCATGCGGTCGTCATCGGCCTTCCAGGTATCCAAGTACAACTTCGCGCCGTCCAGCCACTCGATGGAGCCATCAGCCAGCGTCACGCCGTACTTGATCTCGACCTCCTGGCCGATCTCCAGATAATATAGAGCGCTGTCGCGGTTCTCGGTGTCGAACTTCCGGCCCTTGTTTTCAACGGTCAAGGATAAGTCAATGGTCGGCAGCTCCTCGGATATCTGCGACAGATACTCTTTTTTACTGCTCGAGGTAATCTGTCTGCTCTTAAAGTAGATACCGACGCCCATCGAAATCTTAAAGATACGGAGCCTCCCCTGGCCGTTGACCATGGTGTGAGGGACGATCCGGATGTACGTTGCGTCCTCGAAAATCTCCTCAGTTATGTATACCCGGCTACTGTTATCAGTGACATTCAACGTCTTATTGTCCGACACGATGTCAAAATCGACCGGGTAATAATCCGAAAAATCAATGGTCAGCCCCCGGATATCATAGGGGCCGCCGTGGTAATCGATCTGGATCGCCCCCAGCAGATCGCGGCTCACCGCCCCCTGATTGAAATAGGGGCTGCCGTCCTCTGGCAGGAATAACATGGAGCCATCAGCCCGCCAGAAGTCCTGTTCATAGGTTGCATACATATACTCCGGGTCGTAGTTATCCAACAGCTTCCGAGTGTTCGAAAACTCAGTACACTGGCCCGGATCCACGGAAGAGTTATTCTGCGCCGCCTGGTTAATGACTCCGATGGTGACGTCCATGTACATCTGATCTCTGGTCTGCTTTGTCTGTGCCTCTTTGTATGCCCTGCTTACCGCCTGCATCAGTCGATCACCCCGCAATCAATCAGATTGACCTTGCACACCTTATACCGGGTGGGCCGGCCATCACCGTCGTACTGGCACGGTGTCCCCGTTCGGTTGCCTGGATACATTTGGAGCGTAATCCAGCCATCGTTTACCATGTCCGGAAATTTAACGGTCACAACAAATTCCGCAAACGCCCGAAGCATCTCCGCCCACGTGGCCGCGTCCAGATAGGACCACTGCAGGTTGTCTATCTTGTACTGGTCACGACCAACGCGGTCGCCGATGAACTCGCCGAGGGCGTTCTTGCCATCTGTCACGTTGGTTGCTACGATCAGATCGGCCATATTGTCGGGAGGCGGAAACTCCCGACCGTTGATTGTAATAAAAGCCATGTCTCCACCTCCTTATCAAAATGCGAAGCCCGAACGCTTCTCAAGATCTTTAAGTTTCTGCCGGAGTTCCCGGATATCAATGTTGACCACCAGATCAAAGTTCTCGATCAGCTCGATGATCTTTTTGAGTAGGTCAATCATGATGATTAAGTACTGCTCGCTCATGCCGTCCGGCCTGGCTGCCATTGCAACGGCCTTATCGACCATATCTCGTATTCTCCCGGTGTCTTCATAGCCAGGACTCGATGATCCCACCATAGCCAGACGCGGCGTTGCATTGCTTGTCATACTCCTTATGCTATTAACCAATGGTGTAAGGGCTGCTCTCATGCCACCCTGTACTGCCTGAGAGATTCCCTGAGTGATCTGCGTGTTATTGGCAACCGCCGCTTTACCGCCCCACTTACCAATCATCTCAGGGGTACCGTTTTCATTGGCCACAAACATCTGGCCTGATTTCGGGAAGCCTCCGGTTGCATGGCCCTTTACACCTGGGCCACTGTCAACATAGTCGGAAGTGCCTCCCGGCCCGGAACTATCACTGTCACTTTCTTCAGCTTCTTCTTTACCTCGCTTGAACAGATTCTTTGCACCATCTACAATACCGTCCCAGACACTTCCTACAAAATCTGCAATGCCGCCCAGCCAGTTTTTCACGTCTTCCCAGATATTACTCATACCTTCCCACAGTTTGTTCATGATGTTCTTTCCGACTTGCAGCATTTCGTCAAGATTGAAAATATCTTTGATCTTCTGCCAGATTCCATCGAACCACTCTTTGATGGCATTCCACTTTTCCTCAATCGTGGACTTTACGCTATCCCAGATTTCAGACAGTTTGTCGCGGATAGCCGGGAATACAGTCTCTGCAAGCGTTTTAATAGCTGTCCATAATACGGTGATAAATGTCTTAATGACATTCCATTTAAACTCCCAATAGGCTGTGATAACGTCCATTATTGTTTCTAAGACAGCCTTTACTGCATTGATTGCAGTACTTACAACGTTCTTGATTCCGTCCCAGACCGAGGAAGCAAATTGTTTAATTACTCCCCAGATCCGCTCCCATGTCTCCTTGATAGCTTCCAGTTTCTCGCTTACAAATGTTTTTACCGCTTCAATTGCACCACTAATTGTATCTTTAATAAGCTCCCAAATCTGGATTGCATACTCTTTTACAGTGTCCCAATGTTTATATAAGAAAACGCCGGCCGCAACCAGACCGGTTATTGCCAGGACTACCAAACCAATCGGACTGGTCAGGAATGCAATTGCTGCCCCTAATGCTGTCGTAAGTGTGGTTGCAACCGTACATACAGCATTCCATGCTACTGTTGCCGCAGTCATCACTCCCTGCGCTACCGCATCAGCTGCTTTTGCTGCTGTGTTTAAAGCAAATTGAGTAGCCTGCTTTACAAGCTCCGCAGTGCCTGTTGCAAGGCTCACTACAAAGTCCTTCGCATACATGGCATTAAGCGCCAGCGTTTCCACTTTATCTTTAATTTTTTCGACTGTGCAGGCCATAAAAGCATTTTTTACTGTATTTATGGATCCTTTCATATTCGAAAGTGCCTGAGACAGTCCTCCTGCCTGTTGAATCGAAGAAGCAAACTCAATTCCTTTTAACGCAAGGCCAAAACCTCCGATAGCTCCCGTAATACTAATAACCGTTCCTTGATTATTTCCGCACCAGTCTGCAAAATCTCCTAGTTTTTCTAATATTGGAGTTATCAGATCAGCAAGTCCTGCAAATGCATTAAGAAAAGCGTCTCCGATTTCTTGAATAACCGGTGCAACTAAAGGTCCAAATTCATCTGCAATACCACTCAAAAACGGCTGAAGTGTCTCTTCCCATACTGATTTGACAAGATCAGCTACTTTACCGAACAAATCAATAAATCCATCCAACATGGGCTGAATAGAACTCTTCCATACGGTATCAAATTTATTCGACAGATTTTCAAGAACCGGAAGAATATACTGGTTGTAAGAATCCAGAAGCTTTGTTGTGATTTCAGTAAATCCCTCTTTGAAGGACATCAGCATAGGCGCCACATGCTCGTTGTAGGCAATTCCTATTTTAGAGAATGCTTCTTCAACCGACTCCTTGATCGTTGCAAATACCGGTTCAATCGCGCTAAATGTATTTTCCAGCGTTGATTTGATATAATCTGCATTATCTATAATCGGGCCAGTAAGCACGTCTAGTAAATCAGCCAGAAACGTGCCTGCCAGTTCAGTAACACCCATAAATCCTTCAGAAAAAATCCCGATGATGTCAGCTGTGATCTGTTTTGCACTGTCACTCCGGAAAGACTCAAATATTTTAGCTACTGCGGTCGAAAATCGGCCACTTATCTCAGAGATTCTGGAACCGATATCAAACATTGCTACAATATATTCGATCAGACGTTCCTTGTTCTGTTCTAAGTACAGGCTGATCCCGCCCAGTAGATTATCAGCAATTGACGCACCAATACTTGCCACGGAACCAGCAACTTTACCCAGGTTAAATACAAACTGATTCAGAAATTCATCTGCCGCAGAAACGACAGCCGGATCCAGGAATATATCTTTTAGGCTCTGCCCAATATTAGTGATGGACTGCTGAATACTGTCTAAAACGCCTTTATCTCCGAAGGCAATATTAAATCCACCCTTAAACAGACTGGAAAGCTCTCTGGCCTTATCAATGAGTCCCTGATACTTACTATCCATCTCATCAATGGCTGAAGTATCAACTTCCCCCATGTCGAACTCGTCGGCCGCATATCCGCCGCCCGCTCCACCACTGGATCCACCGCTATCTGGTGCCTGAATGACATTGAGTTCGTCAATACCGCTCGTAGCACCTTTAATATCTTTCGCGGCCTTCTTCGCAGCGCTACCAGCTCCGCCCATGGCTGTTCCTGCATTATCTGCGGATTCTGCTACGCCTTCCATACCGGCAGCTGCAACCGCAGCTCCGCCTCCGCCTGATTTCTTCCCAGCAAACATATCTGTCAGGGATTTAAAAGCATTAGCCAGGCTCATCAACTTGTTGATTATAAGGTTAATAACCTTAATGACAGGAGTCAGTACATTGATAAGTCCCTGGCCGATCGTTGCCTTTAAGCTATCAAACTGAAGCTGCAGGATACGCACCTGATTCGCCCATCCGTCAGACGTCCGGATAAAATCCCCGGAGGCCAGGGTCAGCTGATCTGTCACGAACTTATACCGCAATGCCACCTTTTCGGCCTCGGTCATTTTGGCCGTAACTTTACCGTATCCGTTTGCCATGGCATAAGCATCGAGTGCATTCTGGGTCATGACAATTCCGAGATCTTTCAAGACCTCAGTTTCTCCGGTGAACACCGCCTTCATTTTGGTGTATGCTTCGTCCTGGCTGATGTTGTAAAACGACGCAACGTCTCCAGCCAGACCGGTAAGGGCCGTAGACATCTCGTAGGCTGCCTGTTCGTTGAATCCGAAGGCCTTCGCCATAGCGCCGAACGTACCCGTGAACTTCTTTGCCATCGTTTCAGACAGGCCGAAGGATCCTGCCGCTTTTCGGGCGAACTCATCTACTTGTTTTGACATTCGCGGGAATGTCACGTCAACGACGTTCTGGACCTCGGCAAGATCCGATCCCAGTTCAATACAGGAAGCCCCGAAATCTATAATCTTTTTAACTGCAAATGCGGCAGCCAGGGCGGCGCCCGCTTTCTTTGCCATACCCTGAATGCCGACCATCTGCTTCTTAAAACTTCGATCATTTACTGTAAGGTCAAGACCAATTTGTCCGACGCTCTCAGCTGCCATACTATCACCTGCCTTTACTCATCTGGTAAGACAGGCACATCGGCACAGCGTCTTAGATCCTTAATTCAAATTCCCGTTTGCAATCCTTATTTTTACATTTAAAAAAGACGCCCTGACACCTGGCGTCCTGATTTCTGATTGCATTAACAGGGTACCCGCAATACGGGCACCTCACTTTTTCTCTTTCTGCTTTTATCTTCTCAATCTCAACCACCTCCGCACAGGAAAGCCATCTGCCGTTCCAGATATTCCATCTGCTGGCCGTATGCCTGCGGGCTCATCTGTGCAGCCTGACGTTTATGCCACTCATCGTAAATCCGCTTCTGGTCTGTAGTAAAATGCTTAATTACATCTTTATCCGTCTCTGATCGGATCGCCACGATACGCCCCAACACGGTCTCCGGATCTATTCCGGCCAGAAGGGACTTGAACTCATCCCAACTAACTGACTCAAATTCTTTTGTCCTTATTCTCAGCCCGTACTGCGACAGGAAACTGGAGATAATCAAATTCCAGTCTTCAAACAAATCGTAGTACGGGTCACTGCTCCCCCTGGCTGTTTTCCTCGCCTACTACCAGGTCCATAGCCGCTTCTACCACAGTCGTCCAATCCTCGAAGTTTAATTTAAATTTTTCAATTTCCTTACGGGACTTTTCCGGGAAAATCAGCTCATATGCTTCATTGATTTGATTGATTTCTACACCGCCCGCTGTCATGAAATTCATTACTTTCAGCATAGTTGGAGCATCAGCGTTAACCTCCAGCTTTTTGCCTTTAATCATTAATGACGGATTCCCGTCAAAGGTAAGCTTATCTGTGATATCAATTACTTTTGCCATCTCTTATTCCTCCTTATGCTGCTGGCGCCGCTGGCGTAAATGTTGGTTTCCCATAGCAAACCACTTCAAATTCCAGCGCGTCAAGTGCCGCAGTATCTCCACCGCCCGGTGTCGTTACGTTAATTACACAGTCAAACGCCAGCTTTGCACCAGATACCATTTCCCATTCGAACTTTGTCATTGCATCGCTGCCCATAGCCATAAACAGACTGGCTATATAGTCATTCCCCGGATCGCCAACGCTCCTCTTCCCCTGGAAGGAAAAACTGAGTTTCTTACCAACGACGGCGCTTTTAGCCCAGCCTTCCGCGTCCATTGCATACCACTCATCTGTTGTGTTGTCGATTGTTGGCGCGAAATTGGTCAAATCTTTCGGCATCATCATATCCGCGTCCGCACTTTCCAGTCCCTTCGTTCCAAACTTGAACTTATTATTAGATACTTTAAATACACGTGCAGTTTCTGCCATTTATCGTTCCTCACTTTCCATATACAAAATCCAGCCATATCACATATTCGTATACGCCCTTGTCATCTGTCCCCACATCAACCGGTTCGGGTACCTGAAGGATAATACAGTGAATGGGCGTATCCCCTATGGACAGGCTGGATCCATTTTTAAGTTTCTCATATAACTCATAGGCGGCCTGCTCCGATGCCTGCACGCTCTTATCCCAGTGGATCAGAAGGGAGAGGCGCCGGATATCATAGCTGCTGTATTCGTAGCCACCCAGAGCCATCACAGGCGGCCCGCTGTCTTTTCTATGGTACACGCCGATTGAATGTTCCTTCTTGCCGTTCAGCTTACCGATATAGACATTGTTATCGTCAGCAATTCCCAGGCTTGCAATGTAACCGCGGATATTATCCAGAGTCAACATCATACAGCACCTACTCTCTTATAAAATTGCTTGAAGGCTTTCTTTGCAAAGTCTTCCTGCTTTCCGCCCTTCAGCCATGGCGAATACCACTCACCGCCGGCAAACGGATTCTCATCTGTCTGGTAATCATATTCCGGATGATAGTAAAGCCGGCGGGCATATGGCGTACTGGAAACCAGTCTCGCTCTCCCATGCTTGGACTCGCTGTAATCTACGAACGATGCATCTTCTTCCAGATGGCCGCTGTCAAATGGCATAACCTGCGCCTGTACTACCTCTGTATGCAGTGCTTCCGCCGTCATTTCCAGCGCGGTGACTGCCGCCTGGGTAAGCTGCTTAATTCGTGGAAAATTCATTTTTACCGATGACTTAACCTGCATTAGATCACCTCCAGCTGGCTGTAATTAACCGTCCCATCTGGATTCCTGGCCTTCATTCCCTGTTCGATCCGACGTTCCTGGCCGAACACGGTCACCGTACCGCCGCTGAGTATCGGAAAGTTCGGTGCAATATCACCCGGAAACATGGCCGTGCCAGTGATCTGGATCAGTTTTTTTTCCGCCGTCAGGATTGTCTTAGCTCGGTCCTGAAAGTTACATTTCAGATCCAGATCAAGTATCTGCTCCGGCTCTCCGTGGTTATTCACGTCTTCAGACTCCAGATGGACGTGTATATCTACCTTGCAGAGCTTTTTAGGTACTAAACATGGGTATCTCATTAAATCACCTCGCTAACCGGCAGCACATGCCAGTTTGAGACAACAGGGCATATGTATCACGCATCATCGCCACGCCCTTATCCGTATAGACGTTCCAACTCTGCCCGAATTGAACCGACGCTCCATTCAAACTATAGCCAGATAAAATTGTGCTGATCTCGTCGGCGTTCTCATACTCAAAATCCGCCTGCTGGCAGACTGCTTCTCTGATTGTTTCCTGCTGAAAAGGCGTCAAATTGGAAAATCCCCGGCCTATAATGCGGTTATAGGTCAGGGAATCAATATGGCGGCTGGCCTGCCGGAGCCGCTGATTGATCTCAGCGCATTCCTTCAGGACTGTACCGTGGTACTCGTTAAAGTAATATTCTGATGTGACATATGGTTCGCATGCCATACTATTCACCAGCTTTCTTACCCGGCGCCTTCTGCTCCTGTTTCGCAGCCTTGAGTCCTGCAATTTCTTCTTTCAAGGCTTCTAATTCTTCGTACCGCTCAGCTGCTATTCCCTGCAGGCGTTCGATCTCCTTTACGGCTTTTGCGTGCTCCTCATATGGAACCGTCTTGCCGCGGCCATATGCAATTGTCTCGCCATCATCACCCAGAATATCAAAACCGCCGTCCTGGTAAAACTTCTGCTGTGATTCGTCAATCGTGTACTCCTTGTTTCCTTTAACCGCTCTCATCTTAGCTCCTCCTTACGCTCCGGCTGCCACATTCATGGCACAGCCTTCTACCTTTTTCTCCAACAGGAACAGATCGCCAAAGTTACGGTTCTGGTACAGATAGCCATCTGCGGTCCTGGAATCGGTTCCCGGAGTAAACAGCTTGATATAGCTGTACCTGTCGCGGCAAACCACACAGGATGTATGAATCAGGATCCAGTTGATCTGTTTCGCATCGGTCGCCGCCACACAGCCGGCTGTAAAGTCATACTTTGTCTTCATTCTGGCGGCCGGTACCATCTTAATAGAAACATTATCCAGACTGTGGACATTCCGGTTAATGGTGGAAGGAGACGTCACGGTCATAACCCGCTGAAGCCCCTCTGCCTCCTTAATGATCTTGTTCATGGCCGGAGTGACGTACAGCATTCTCCCCTCTTCCGGAACCCCTGCCTCGTCCATGCGTGCCATCTCCTCATCAAATGCCTCGAGGAAATTTGCGGCTGCTATCACATCGTTGCTGATCCGGCCGGAATATCCTGTAAGTTCTGCGTGGAGCTTGGAAAAACGGTAAGAATCCTTTTCCGGGATCGCCTGCTCCGTTTCAAAGGTATTCTGGATATTTGCCACTGATAAGGTAAGATTCGTTTCGTCGATGTCCATGGGATCAATCCAGAATTCCACATCTCTGTCGTGCTCCAGTTTTTTAGCCTCCCAGTCATTACTGAGGGTACCGGAGTTGAATCCCGGTGTCCTGGTATGATCCTTATACCCGGATACCGTCATTCTCGGGAGTTTAATGGTCTGGGCGTTAATAAACTTCACACTCTGATTGCTCTGTGTCAGTGCATCAGAGCACAGTTCTTTTGCATACTTCTGCTGGAGAAGCTGCGTAAAGGTTGTTGCATAATCGTATACTGCCATGTGTTAGTTCCTCTCTTTCTTTAAAGTCCGAATGCCTTCTTTAAGGCGTCGTCATTACTTGTTTGCTGTCCGGATCCTGAGGCACCTACCTGGATAAAACCGGTAGAACCTGCCGCCTGCGGTTTAAGCGCCGGCACGTCTTCCAGCACCTTATTGATCGCATTTTTCAGCGACTCATCATTGATCTTTCCGTCCTGCCCTGAGACCTGGCTTAAATCCGCCATCTTAAGGACATATGGAATTGTCTTTGCATCAAGCCCCAGACTGATCGCTGTAAGAGTAGCCTCTTTTTCAAGCATTGCCTTCTGGGCTATAGCCTGAGCCTGCGTGATCTGTGTCTGAAGAGCATTCACATCCGGCTGTTGGGCTGCTTTCTGCTGTTTGAATCCTGCAATCGCCTGCTTCATCTCTTCCTCAGACAAGCCCTGCTGTTTGAAATAGGCCTTCAGCGCCGTATCTTCTTTGGCTGCCAATGTTCCATCAAGCATCTGCTGGATCTTACTATAGTCAATCTGTGATGCCTGTGGACTGCCAGCGGCTGGTGGAGTCTGCTGACCCGCTCCTGCTGGTACTGATCCCGCGCCCGGATCTCCTCCCCCTGCCGGCTCTGCAAAAAATTGTAAATTCATCTTTTTCATCATGCTTCAATTACTCCTTTCCATTTTGAGGGTGTCACCCTTATTGCTGTTCATTGTCATCGGTATCGCCGGCCACGCAGATTTTTAAGCCTTGCTCGTGTTTGGGCATAAAAATAACACCCAGGGTAATCCTGCGTGTTAAATCAATTCTATTGCGATATCGCAATAAAATACCACCGGCCATTTACTGACTGGTGGTTATAAACCCGGTATTGTATCCTTTATTCCTTTTGCAAGGCTTGCCGCTTTCTTCATCAGGGTATTTTCTTCCAGATACTCAAGACCTTTTAAAGTAATCTCTGGTCTTGTTAATGACACTCTGGGGTATCCGCAGTCCATAGCATTCCATGTCTCTCCCCCTGTGATGTATCCTTCTTTCAACAACATCGCCATTATACGACTCCATTTCGGTACCGACAATTCAAGCCTTTCCGGAGACAAAATGTCAGCATCAATTTCCTCACAGTCCATTGATTTTTGCAGGATGCGAAGGATTTTATAAATCAAACGAAAATCATCCATCTTCCATATCACTCCTCTTCCCATAAACTGGCAATATTATTTACATCGTCCCCACGTTTCATTGACAAGTTCCCCATCTTTTTTACATTCTCTGATAACGCATTTTGACGCCTGTTTTTTATCAATTGGATTATTGTCATCATCGAAATAGTAGATTTCTGAATAATCGCCCCCGCTTGGTGTTTTCTCTTCGATTTTCTGATATTTCATGGTTCACCTCCTATATTCCCAAAATTAAATTTAAAAGAGATGCTCTGTTAGGAAAACTCTTCTTAAATGCTTCTGTATCTGCAACATATTCTGCTATACTTTCCGCAAAGTCTTCCGCTGGTGCATTTTCTCCATACGGTGTCGGAGATTTCTTTCCTGACTCTATTATATCTTTTTTCATAGACTCTGTCCACAAAACTTCTGAAGAAAAATGTTTTTCAGTCGACGCTATCTGCCTATCTATATAATGGCCGGACTCATGGCAATATGTTCTTACAACGTAGTCATCATTGTGGGGATAATCATGCCGATAAAATGTAATTTTATCTCCCCCGGTTGCATAGGAATGTGTGAAATTTTTGTACTTCTTCTTCCAATAACTATCCTGCGGGTTATAATAATCCACAAATTCAATTGTCTTTGGCCCCTGTTGTCGAATTGTTTCCGGAACATTTTGCCATAATTCAATTGCCTTTTCGGGAGTCATCATTTGCTTTGCAGAATTCATTTTTTCTGGAAAAACGAATTTTGTTCCATCCGGAGTCTCGTATATTGTAGCCTTTGCAGTTCTCTTGACACCACCACAGCCATCTGGAAGACCATAATCCTCTTTCGTAACGGCACAATCAATTCCACCGATTGATATCGGACATTGTTTTTTCCACGCCTCCGCCTTCTGCTGATATTGTTTCCGATTTTCATCATCCAACGAGTTGTCAGACAGCCTGTCAAACTTCTCGGTCTGCCGTTTCGCATACTGTTGTTTGGTCTCCTGCGTATTGGCCTGGCCGATGTCCTCCAACTCCTTCTCTGTCCATGAGTCATCAGCCGTGGAGATACCTGGGAAATAGGTTGTATGGCTGTCCTTACATCGTGGGTGGTATAAGCCAGCGGCTATGGCCTTGCTCATCAACGGATACGACCCATCGGATTTCTTCCCGCCGCTCCACACATCATCAATCAGAACTTTACCAACAAACGGCAGACACTTCGGGCAAGGATTCCCACGCTTTACCATAATAACAGTGGTAATTCCCCATTCCTGCCGCTTCTCTCCCTCTCCCTGCAAATACGCCCGCTTGCTGGCCGTCCTGATTGCCATGTCAGCGTAATCAGCCAGAGTATGGCGGGCTCCGTTTGCATACTCTACACATGTAAGACCACGGGACAACATATCCTTTGTAGCCATGTCCACGGCCTTCTCGTAAGTTCCGGCGCCGGTATTGGCATAGACCTGAGCGTTGTATATTACCTTCCGGTACTCATCATTAGCTTTCCTAAGGATTGCTGTCTCTGCCCGTTCCATATCGTTCGTGGTGGCTTCGATCAGGGCTTCCAGTTTCCGGTTGTTTAGACGGAAGAACTCTGCCGCGGTACCCTGGGAGACTTTATTTGCGCCGGTAAATCCATTCTTAATGGCGTTCAGGATCTGGATCTCTTGCTGCATATTCCCAGTCTGCCTTGCCTTGTAAAGGATTTCTCCAATCTGACCGTTGATATCCTTAAACTGCTTCCCGTAGCGCTTCTGATTGGCTTTCTTATACTTTTCCAGAGCTTTCAGCTGCTCGGCCTGCCACATCGACCACTGGAAGCCCTCATCATCTTCCCATGCGCGGTGGCGGTCCATATTGCGGATCATGGACGCCATGAGCTCGTCTTCAATCGCCTCGAAGGCGGCGCCGATATCGTATTCTGTCAATGGCATCACCTCCCGTTTGAATGGACTTTGAACCCCTGGGCCTTGAACTGCCGTGTCAGATTCTTAAGCTGTGTCATACTCGTACACCTATCACAGCGCAGCTCTGCATAGTCCTGTTTCTCAATCGCATAAATTCCGAATGGGACCTGCTCACTTGCTGTGCGGAGCAGTCCCTGGTATTCCTTCTGGCCCATCTGGTACAGGCGGTTCATTGCTTTTACCTTCATCTGGCTTGCCTCCTTCTGTGTTGACCGTGAAGCCGCCGGCAACCATATTGATGCCAGGTTCCTCAACCTCTGCGATTCCCTGCTCCGCTTTCAGTCGCTTGACCTCTTCGGCCTTCCAAGCCTCGTCCTTACTGTCGCCCCACATCTCTTCCACCTGGGCCTCTATACTCATAATACTGGCGCCAGGACGGGCCTTGCTCATTGTCTCCACCTGGCTCTCAAATGACGGGTTCGCATACTCACCAAACGGGATCTCGACCTTCACCTCTTCGATCGGCTGATTCATTAGGACATGATAGGCATTGATGCAGGCCGATATCACTTCCGGTAGCTCCTCCTGCAGAGCCTCCACTATGGCGTTACGGGTGTACAGCGTGGCTTTCTCCTTCTCACGCTGCGCCTCCGCATTGTCCAGCTTCTTGACGTCAATACCGAGGGTGCTGGGACTGATGATCCCCTGCAGGCAGAGGTCTAAGGCTGTTACATAGCTGGCAAGATAGCTCTCATGTGGGATATCTGGCTGCTCTGTCAGAATCTGGTTCTTTCCGCCTTCACCCATGTTGTCGTCGCCGGCAATGAACCGGTTATCAAACGCACTCGCCTTCAGCAGCTCCCCTGTTTCCGGATTCCGTGGAATATAAGACTCTGGTATGTAAGTTCTGGCCCTTCCTGCCCGGAGTGCGTCCATCCACTGGCTCCATGCTTCGTCGAACGCATCGAAGCTGTCCAGTTTGCCGTCAAAGATAGAGCCGCCGCGGCCCTCATATTTTGTGCTCTCATACACCTTGAGCGGCACTGCCAGGATCACCGTCTCATCAAATTTCCAGTCTGATATATTCCGCGTGGCTTCGACGGTCTTCATGTCAACCTCGCGTTCTCCCTTATAGAGCTCATTCCGTATGTATCCGTAACCATAATGCTCGTAGAGGACATACTGCTGGCGATGGTCCATATATGGTGTTTTAAACACGACCTCTTTTAGCCGGCCGCGTTCCTGTATGATCTCGATCCGCTCTCCCGGATACCATTCCAGAATCGGGTACTGGCTTAAGTTTGTGTCGATCGTCACCTTGTACGCACCGTCTCCGATATACAATACCTCTTTTACAGATCGCTCCAGGGCCTTGCGGAATTTATTCTCCTTCTCGATTTCCTTCCAGAGCTGCTCCTGTGCAGGACTATCAAATTCAAAATCATTCATATCGGCCAGCACGATCCCCGAGACGATCCGCACGATCAGACCAGGGAGGCCCGTATGAATTTTCCGCATTTCCATACCAGGTGTACATTTACTGGCCCAGAACTTATATTTATCTGCGTACTCATTGACGCTCCGGTACATCTGCTCTAACTCATTGCTGTCTCCGCGGTACCAGATGCGGTTTCTGATCGCATTAAGTTCAAAGTCCATTGTCTCCTGAATCTGTATGCTCTGTCCCATGGCCGGCTGGACATCAAGCCAGCTGCGGATCCCTCGTTTGATATTCTCATTCAATTTCTGTACCCACCTCATTTCTGTGCCTCCTCAAATCCTATAATCCCTCTGTATGGGATCCAGCCGTACTGTGACGCATTAATCGTATGGTCGTTACGATCCTCGGGAAGATCCTTATCCTCCTGCCAGCTGTACCGATCCAGTTCTCCCAGATGCTCCCTGCATGTATCTACAACCAGATAACAGCCCTGCTGGATCCAGCCCAGCATGAACTTGATACGGTCCAGAATCTCAACTTTCTTGTAGCTGTCGTTAAACGTGTACAGGCTGCCATGAAGGCGCTTCCACTTCTTAAGCTCCATAATTGTGGCCTGATCCGCACAATCAATAAATACGTCTCTGGCAAGCCCCCATTCCTTCCGGTTGCGTTCCAGAAAATCCAGGAACTTCCCTACGGTATCCGATGGCGCAAGAGGCTGCGATAGGTCCGCATTACTGTATACCTTCTCGTCCAGCACGATCAGGCGCCGGTCCATGGTAATCCCCTGAAAGATCATGGCGATGGTGTCAGGCGACTTGCTGGAGTATGATGTATCCAGGGCGGCACTGAACTTCTTAAACTTGATCTTGCCGGACGCAATCTGTTGTCGTACCCATTCTGCACTGACAACATGCTTCTTCCGGTCAAAGTTCGGGAAGATCAGGCCGGTCGCCCTTCCCCGCAGCCCCTGAATCTTGTTCTTCCAGATCTTCGTGCCTTTCGGCGTGTTCGTCATGATCTGATCCAGCTTCTCCTTGCTCAGCCCCAGGTTATGGGTGAATGAGAAGAACCAATGTACCCACCCGGGCTTCGGCTCCTCCCGTAGCTCCTCTCTAATTTCCTGCGGCGTCTCCTCTTCCCATTCCGGGAGCGGCCGGGAGCAGTTGATATACTCCTTGTAGACGTCCAGGCCCGGATCGTCCGGGTTAAGCGTTGCCATCAGGTAATCGCTTCGCATGGCAGCCTCACGGACAAACTCTATGTCAGCCGTGTTGATCTCGTCAATGTATAGGCAGCCATACTGGCCGCCCAGGGCATCTTTCCACTTTCGCTTATTTCCGTAGCCAACAACAAAAACGATCTTGTCACCGCCGGATGTGTGGAATAGCAAATGGGGCATCTTATATTCTCCCGATCCATTACCGCGATACTCCACCAGGATCCCGAAGTCATCAAGGATCCCCAGATCCTTGTTGATGATGTTCTTCTCGGCCGCACCGGTATCGTCCGCAGCCAAGATATGTAACTTCTTTGGGCTTTCGGCCACCTTGAGCATAAATTTAAATAACCCCACCGTGGTCTTGCCGGCTGCCGTGGTACCCTCCAGGAACTCCGTTGGCGCATCACAGTGCAAGAACGCCTTGTATTTATCTGACAACAGTAATCTCTCCGCACTCATTATTCACCACCACCACGCATCTGCTGGAGCAGGTCATCCAGTTTGGTCTTCTCGGTGTTGAGGCCGCCGGAAAGATTGTTCTCCACCTTTGTTGTGTATCCGTACTTGCTCATCCACAAGCCGGCTAACTGTGACGGGATTACCTGCAACTCGAACTTGCGGCGGGCGTCTGCCTCGCATTCCTCTCGTATGCGCGTGACGATGTCCCCATACCTCTTCTTACCTGCATAAGTATCATAGAATTTCGATCGGGCTATTCCCAGGTACACACAGAATCCCTCGATTGTATAAGTGATACTCCGTTTTAATTCCTTGCTGACAAACTCGCTGTTCTTGGAGCTAAATTCATGGGTCAGTACTTTCTGGTCATCACATACCTGCTTGTACTCTTCCCATAACCGTTCCATCTCCTCTGGAGACTTGATTTTTAATGGTCTTCCCATGAAATCACTTCCTTTCTATTTTGGGTAAAAGAAAAGCCCCCGCATCTCTGCAAGGACTCTTCAAAAAGGGGAAACATGAATTATGAAGGATAAATCAGCCACCGACCGGTAAAAGCCGGCAGCCGTCAATTGGGGGAGGAAATCCGTTTTTCAGATCTTCCAGTTTATACTATAACATTTTCAAAACGGAAAAACAGGAAAAAGCGGAAAAACTTTACGATGCTTTCATAAAATTTTCAAACTCCTTGCGTATACCATCAGGGGTTGCCTTTCTCCCTATCCTTTTCGCTACTTCCGACCATGTATTTTCCTCAAAGAATCTAAACCTTATTATCCGCTGCATTCGCTGCGGGATCGTGTTAAGCCAGGCTTCCACCTGCACCTTTATTTCTTCAGCCCTCGCCTTACGCTCCTCCAGAAGCCTCTCATACGCTGCCAGTGCCCCCGGCTCTCTTACGGCTGAATAGGTCATACCCTGAATCTTAAAACTCTGTGCGGCATAAGGGAAATCATGCATGGAACCTTTGACCGAATCCTGAATAATCGTCTTGCGCTGTTTTTTTACCCTCTGGATATCTGCCTCAGTCTCCTTAATCAGCTCACAAGCATCTATGTACTGCTCCAGAACTTCTTTGTCCATCTGCCTCACCTCCCCGCTGTCAATATCTCCTGTCTCACCCGATCCCACTCTTTAGCCCACCGCTCCGTATCTATTTCTGTGTTTCCCACTGCTTCGATTCTGTAACGGCCCCGCAACCTGGCTCCAGAATTCGCATAGGCCGATACTGTCGCGCAGGCAATACCTAGCAACGGCGCCGCTTCTACAGCCGTATAGTCGCCCATATATGTATCTCCATCGTATACAGCAAAAATCTTTTTACGCGCCATGGCTCCCTCCTTACAGATATTTCCGTCCAGTAGACTTGTCCCTGATCTGAATCCTGCTGATAACCTCTAAGTCAACCAAAGCCGCTATGCTTTTAACCGTTTTTATAAACCATGTAATACGCTCCGGGATCCGATCTGCTTCGTCGATTGCTTCCGATGCTGTCGGATCCGGATATCCTTCGCCGTTTTTTCTTCTCAATGTTTTATTCTCCCTTCGTTCAGTAATTATCAGTTTACTT